TCGTAGAAACCGCACCTGCTTCTTCTAAACCAAAAGCAGAAAAAAAGCCTCGGTCTACTGATAAGGCTACTAAATCGAAAGACGACGTAATTAAGCCTGATGACGTTAGAGAAGCTCTCTGGAATGACTTTTCTAAGCAATTAAACGCGAGAGGAAAGCCGATTACCTACAGCTATATCGGACTTCTTAGAAAACAAGCAAAAAACGCTGGCTGGACGTTAGAAGAAATTATCGAAGAAATTGTTCTTCGCGGCAGTACCTACGTAAAAGCTGAATGGCTAACGCCTAAAGATCGTACTGCCGTATGGGTTAAAGCTGAGGATTACTTACCTGAGTTGCCGCCAGTCGAATACGCTACGACAGCTCGCGACAGATTCGATCAAATCATGGCGAAGTCTACGTATGCGTATGACATTAAAGACCTTTCGCAGCTCGAGAGAGTTGTGAAGAAGGGGGACAAATGATGTTTAGCGCTGCCGCGATGGTACGAAACGAAAAAGGACAAACGTTTTACGAATATCCCGATGCGTTCACAACTTCACAGCTCGTATTTTTTCCTGTACTTACTGAGGACGAATTACGGCTCTATCAAGCTGATGCGATAGTGCGTGAAGGTATCGAAGAATTGCCTGAACGTCGTCCACACGTGCCTACTGTACTTTTTTCTTTTTCCGATGACCCCATGAAGATCAAGGCGCATTTTATTGAAGGAAAAAATGTGCTTATTGACTTTATCGACGTTGACGATACGCCTCAGCTTCGCGAAACGTTGACACGCTGGATGCGTGCAATACCCGTCCTAAGACCGAAAAGTGTAGTCGTTACGGTCATGTTTAAAAACAGAGAACTAATAGCTTGGAAATATGATGATGACATCAAAAAATACAACCGATTCGCCTGAGTTTTGGGCAGACCCGCTCGGCGGTCAACAAATAACAACGTCACTCGCCGAATACACCGAGCTGGCTAATCGTCCCGAGGAATTTTTTGTTACGAAAGACATTCGCGAATTTCGTAATGATTTTCAAGTCTATCTTGACGAAAAAAAGTATCACGTCGCTAAGTACGTTCTACCGTTCAAACAGACAGGATTAGACGGCAAAGAAAGGCCTATCGACTTTGAGTTTCGTCCGGGCGAGCTTACGTTACTCGCAGGCGAAAATGGTAGCGGTAAATCGCTCCTTCTTGGTCAAATTGGCTTGCATTTACTCGCGGCTGGAGCATCGCTTTACATCGCTTCTTTCGAGATGGCGCCGGTTAGAACGATTGAGCGAATGCTTACGCAGGTCGTTTGCTCACGTGAAAAACGAATTATCGAAGAATTAGATATCGAAATGTTTTTCAACGAGTATGCCGCACGTCTGCATATCTGCGATTTACAGCGAAAAGTCGAGCCGGACGAACTCATACGTCTGCTGGAGGCCGCTGTTAAATACTACCGCTCGGACGTTTTATTCGTTGACTCTTTGATGATGTGCGTCAAGGACGATATGGATAAATCAGAGACAGATTACGCGATGGCGCGTCTCGTAGAGTTTGCCCGTGTGAATAACGTTCATATCGTAGTCGTAGCTCACTGCCGTAAACGCCTTGAATTAAGTTCAAAGATGTACAACGTTTTCGACGCCGCGTCGAAGGACAGCATTAAGGGATCGTCAAACATTACGAATATCGCATTTAACATTTTCGTACTTGCCCGCGACTACTCAAAAATTCAAAAACGTGCAGAAGGCAAAGACATCGACGATAGCAAGCCGGACTGCGTTTTAAACCTGTGCAAACAGCGTAACGGCGCATTCGAGGGTTACATCAAATTATGGCGAGATAACGCTTCGCTCAATTTCTGCACGTCGATGTTACGTATCCCCGTTCGTCCGACGTTATCCAGTACACCGGCGCCGGAAGAAGAAAAAGTAATCGAACCGTATTTCTAGGAGAAAGCATGACATTTGAATCTTACGTACTTCTAACGCTTTTAGTCGCTCCGGTCGTGTTAGTTAACGCGTACGTACTGACGAAGCTAGCAATTTTGATGTTTACGAGCAGGGAGGATAGAAGATGAAAGATTTTTTAATTGCGTTCGTATTTGTTTACGTATCGCTGTTTATCGCGTTTTTAGTCGCGTTAGCTTTAGCAGTTTTAGGTCTAATTACCGATCTTAACGTTCTCGTCACTGTCGCTTTGTTTGTTTGGATGTTTGAGATTTTGGCTATTGAGTGGTTTCCGTGGAGACGTTAAACATGATTTTTAGCCTTCAGAAATTTTTTGAGTATCTCGCGTATGTCGGCGGCTTAATCGTTTTTTGGGATTTTTTCTTTGAAACGTTAGAAACAAGAGATCGGAAGTTATTCGTGTTACTGATCGCTCTATTGACGTTAGCTGTCTTTTCCTCGTTCGTTCGTGAGGTGTGAGTGATGCTTCGCTGGCTTTTTAAATTCTTTTTTGTGCTGAGCTTCTATGGTGGTGCGATGTCCTTCGGTCGTAACTTCGCCTTGGCAACTGGAAGAACGCCTAGCACGTGGAGCGATTGGGATATGTACTCAGTGATCTTTATCGCGTTCGTTACGGCTTTTTTCGACTTTAGGCAGTTTCTATGAACGGCGGTTGCTGTCTCTATTGTTCGTATGCGGCGGCGTATTGGATTGACGGCGCCGGCAAGAAACGCGTCCCGCCTAAGACTTCATTCGGTGACATGAATATTTTTTGTCTACACGAATCACGCGCTCCGGGCGAGTGCTATCCGATTAGTTTCGCACGCTGTACACGTTTCAAACGTGCGCAGGATGACCAAATTAAGCGTAGGCGCGCTTTTTATTCGCAGTTTGATCGTTGGCACGCTCACGCGCAAATGATCGCTCAGAGACGCTAAAAACTGCCTTCCCGAGGAAATTAAAAACATGGATTACAGCGATTACAGCTTTGAGATTACGCGGTTAGCGTCGCTCAATAAAACGCCTAAAGAAATCGAAGAAATCATAGGACTCGACGATTACACGATACATAAGAAATACCACACGTATTTGATGATGGGTTATCAGCTGTATTTCGAGACTCACGAATGGAACGCAAACCTTACAGAAGAACGCCGTGCCTTAATTTGGCGCGTTTTCGGTCGTTTATACAAAGTAATCAGGAAGAAGAATGAACAAGTATTTGCAAGCCAAAGGGCGTTTACGCTACGGCGAAATGAATAAAACCGAGGCTGAATTTGCAGCTCTACTCAGCAAATTTAAACGAGAAGGACGAATAGAAGATTTTTGGTTTGAAGCGGTTTCATTCAAAATCGCCGAAAACAAATGCCGTTATACGCCTGATTTTCTCGTTTTATTGCGCGATATGAGTCTCGTAGTTTTCGAGGTTAAAGGCTCGTTGCGAGTATTCCAAGACGACGCAAAGGTCAAATGCAAAGTTTTCAGCGATAAATACCCGCTCCGGCTCTACATAGTTGCGCCTAGACCTAAAAAAGCCGGCGCCGGCTGGGAATGTCTCAGCTACACAGACGAAAAACCGCCTATCAATCTCAACCAACAATAATCAGGAGGGTTAATGGACGATAAAGAAAAACAGTTAATCGCAGATTTACGACCGCGTTTAGACAACTGGCGCCGGGCGTATCGCGATAAAGTTATCAAAAATATTTCGATTACATACGCAGTTCAAAAGGCGTTAGCGTTGACGCGTGATAAAACAGACTTCTCGGAGGATTACACGGGGCCGGAGGATAGAAGCGATGATTACGGTATCGAGGTAGATCAGAAAGACGCGGATTTACTAAATACGGTTTGGCAGCACATGAGCACGCCGGATACCGAAATGCTTACTATCGGCACTCATGGGTTAAACGTGCGTACAGCTAAGCTCATTGTTCTTCTTTACGTATTCGGTTCTGACGATTCGTTACTTCGTGCGGGTAAAAAGATTTGGAATATTAAGCGAAGAAGGCTCGATCATTGGACAGAAGATGCTTTGATGTTTTTCGCGTTAAGGATTAGATGCGCAGAAATCGTAAGCAAAAATGCTTGCAAAAATAAACAAAAATGATTATAATAAATCTTGTCGATATTAAAGAGGTTATGTTATGAAACATAAACAATTTATCGACGAACTTAAAGACCTTGGTGTCGTTATAGTTGATGGAACTAATCATTACAAGGCTTATTACAACGGTAGGCAGTCAGTGATTAAACGTCATCCAACAAAAGATTACTCTAGGCAGTATATGGAGTTAATCAAACGACAACTTGGAATCAAATAGCAAGTCGAGACGGAGGGGAAACCCTCCGTTAAAAGACTTTTTAATAAATGCGAAAGGAAAGAAAATGGCAAACTATCAATATCCAGCGACCATTCAGGCCAATGGAGAGGGTGGATTTATCGCCAGCTTCCGTGATGTACCCGAGGCTATTACAGAGGCTTGGGATTTAGAAGAATTAAAAACTAATGCACGGGATGCGCTAATTACAGCTATTGATTTTTATATCGAGGATGGTAGAGAATTTCCATCCCCCTCAGAGTTTCAAACTGGTGATGTTGCTGTTGATTTACCCGTCTCGGTAACGTCAAAGGTTTTGCTTTTAAATACAATGGTTAAGTTAAACGTTCGACCTGTAGACTTAGCTAGAAAAATGAAAATTAAGCCCCAAGAGGTAACAAGAATTACTGATATTCGCCACGCAACCAAAATAGATACAATTCAAAATGCGTTTAAAGCGTTAGGAAAAGAATTAGTTTTAGAATTACGTTAAAACATAAACCTTAAATATATCGACACTTAGCCCCCATCTCTTGCGGGGCTTCTTTTTTTGTAGTAGTGTCTTAGTAGACAATTTCAAGCCTGTGTATCAGGCCGCCCGAGTTTTGGCTTAATCAGAGACGGTTCCTTGCGGAGGAACCGGCGCGCCTGAAGGAAACAGAAGGCGAAGCGGTTAAGCCAAACGACGTAAGAAAAAGTCTAAATTTACCAATCGCAAGGGAGAAATCCTGACGGGATTTTTCTATTCGGGGATGAAGAAGTTACCGCTTTCTCATCCTTTTTAAATACGCCCCTTCGCTTTTATGAGTAACTTCAACTTCTCATAAGTTCGCGAGGGGGTCTTTCGTTTCACGGTAACTAATATACAAATTGTCATAGAGCCATAATGGGGACTCCTCATAATCATTAACCGTAAACGAAAGCCGTCCTACCTTGTATATGTAGAACGGCACCTCTTAAGCCTCTCGGCGGGCGTTGTTCACCGAGCCAAACAAAAGTAAAACCCCGTCAGTTGCGAGCTGTACGGGGTTTTTTAATGTCAACCTAGAACCAGTAGGTCGATATGAAAATTATAGCAACCGTAGGAAAACACATGTACCAATTAATGACTAGAGATCATCTGCCGAAACGAGCCGTCGTTTTTGGCTGGCTCGTCAACTTCATTATTTTTGCGCTGGCGGTTTTCCTTCTTTGTAAGTCTGTAAGCCTGTTTTTGAAGTAAATCACTTATAAGGATTCAGCTCAAGGCTGAGATAGTATCCGAGCGCTTTAAATGCCTCGTAATACATATCGAAGCTAACAGGGCCGCTTCCATCGACGAGGCGTTGTGCCTGCTGTCTAGACATATCGAGAAGGCGTGCAAGTTCAGATGTGCTCATGTGTTTTTCTCTGAGCAGATTCCATAAACGAATACGCGCCTCGAGTTTCAACGGCACAACTAAGATACCGTCGTGATCTTTAGGCGCAGACGGTTCGGGAATTGGCTTCCGCTGCTTGCGGAATGTTTCTTCGATAAAGTTTTCTACCTTATCGGAAAGAATATCTAAAGCTCGCTCAAGCGAATCAGCTTCGCAAGTTAAGCCAAGATCACGAACGCTAAAAACGTTGTGTTTGATTTCAGAAACCGGATAAAACATTTAAAATGCTCCTTTGGTGAGTATGTGGATTTCCCCCTCTTTCGAGGGGGACGGTAGTTAGTCTCTAACTAGCACGATTTTTATGAAGATCAGGTTAATTGTGATTTCTTTTACTTTCCACTTAACCTTGATTTCACGAATCAATCGGTTTCTTAAATCCACATTTCTCACCTCCTTTCATGTTTAACTACCATGTTTATAATTATACATAAAATGTATAATTTGTCAACTATTTCAGATTAAAAAAAGAGAAAAAATGGCCACTTCAACAAAAAACAAAGTCGGCCGTCCAGTGAAGTATTCCCAAGAATTAGCCGACAAAATTATCGATTTAATTCTCGAGGGAAAATCAGAGCGCAAGATCGGCGCGATGAAGGGTATGCCTTCGAGACGAACGATAATCCGCTGGAAAGAAGAAAACGAAGAATTTTGTCACCGTTCCGCGCAAGCACGTAAAGAAAGCTCATGGCTTTTTGACGCGCTCGGCTGGGAACAAGTCGAGAGATTAAATCGCATTGCTGACCGCTGTATACGAACCGGCGCCGACTTGCCGAAGGGTTACGTAGAAGCAAAAAAAATCGTAATTCAGGAATGCGCTAGACAAGCTGCTATGCGTAATGATGAAAATTTTGGCGATAGAAAGAAAGTCGCTATTACCGGCAAAGACGGAAAAGATTTGAACGTGGCTCCGGTACTCATTATTCAAAATGATTTAAAAGACTAACGATGAATGAAGCAAAGAAAATTAAAGCTGTCCGAAGTCGTCGGTCGAGGATACGCTACATTTTGGAATAGCAAGCAGCGATATGTCGTATGTAAAGGTGGGCGCGGCTCGAAGAAGTCTAAGACTTCGGCGTTAAAGCTGATAGTTAACCTCATGGCCTACAAAGAAGCGAACGCGCTCGTTATTCGACGTTACGAACGTACTCTTAGAAATTCGTGTTATTCAGATTTAGTTTGGGCGATACATCGCCTAGGCGTTGAGCAGTATTGGGATTACAAAGTATCGCCGCTCGAGATAACGCATAAGCTCACGGGTCAAAAGATTCTTTTTCGTGGCTTCGATGACGCACAGAAAATTACGTCTATTTCCGTGCCCACAGGCGTACTTTGCTGGGTATGGATTGACGAAGCGTATCAGATTGAGGACGAAAACGAGTTCAATAAGTTAGACCTTTCGATACGTGGTCAGTTACCTGAAGGGCTGTGGAAACAGTTCATACTTACGTTAAATCCGTGGTCGGAGCGCTGGTGGGGTAAGAAACGTTTCTTCGATAATCCTAACGCTGATACGTTAGCGCTAACTACTACATACTTATGTAACGAATGGCTTGACCCTGCCGATATTGCGATATTCGAGCGTATGCGTGTAGATCAGCCTCGACGCTATAAAGTCGAAGGCTTAGGCGAATGGGGTCTATCGACTGGCACGATTTACGAAAACGTTATCGAACTTGAGTTTGACTTCGACGCGCTGAACAAAGACGACGAATGTAAACCTTTTTACGGCCTCGACTTCGGCTTTACTGACCCTACCGCGTTCGTCGGAGGATTCGTTAATCAACGTGACAAGAAAATCTACATTACTCATTGCTTTCTTACTCGCGGCCTTACTAACGCTGAAATCGCTGAAAAGATCAAAGCTGAAGGACTTAAACGAGAAGAAGTCCAATGCGACGCCGCAGAGCCGAAATCTATCGAGGAATTACGTGGTCTAGGCGTTAACGCTGTAGCCGCCCCGAAAGGTGCGGACAGCGTGCGTTACGGTATCCAGCTCATACAGCAGTATCAAATTATCGTGGCGCCGGATGTTCCGAATTTTTACAACGAAATCACAAATTACACGTGGGCGACTGATTCGTCAGGAAATCCGACAGATAAACCGGATCACGAGTTCTCACACGTGCCGGACGCATTACGTTACGGCGTCGTCGGAAAACTGAATAGCACATCATTCTCATGGCAAAAAATATTCAAGTAAAAGGCGCAGGACGTACGAAACACGACAGCGCGACCGCATACGTAAGCTCTGTATGCACAGGCGAGCTAATTACGAACGTCGCAAACGAAATAAGTTTTTCGTTACCGGACGAACTTAAAGGACGTTTATTTTCGTCGAACTGGGTAGCGCGTCGTATGGCTGAGTCAATCGCCAGCGACATGACATCTAAAGGCGTTAACTGGCGCCTTGACGCTGATACGTCTGCGTTCCTAGAGAAAGAGTTTCGTCGCTTAAACGTATGGCGGCTATTGACTGACGCGATTACGTATGCGCGAGTGTACGGCGGCTCGTTAGTGATGATCGACATGGGCGACGGGGCGCCGGAAAGCGTTTTAAACCCGAACGGTACGTTACTCGGTTTCCGCGTATTCGATAAAACCGAAATCACGCCGAGCACGACAGTAAAAAATTATGGCGCCGAGGCGGGCTTACCCGTTAAATACAGCATTCAGCCAGCTTACGGAACGTTGAGCACGTTCGACGCTGACGCTAGTCGTGTTATCCGTTTCGATGGAATACGTTCAACGCATCGCAAATTAAACGTAAACCAAGGCTGGGGCGAGTCCGTTTACGATGTCGCTAACTCAGCGGTTAACGCTTACGGGGCTTCGTTAGATAGCTGTCTCGAATTGCTCAAGCGCTGCTACATCAGATATTTAGGTATCGAGAATTTTTGGCAAGGCTTGCAGGACGACGAACGCGCTTCTTTCATGGGACGCGCTGTAAAAATGATTAACGACGTTCAAAACAACTCGTCGTTAACCGTTTCTGATAACAAAGATACGTTTCAGTCTCAGTCGTACTCATTCGGCGGTATTCGTGACGTGCTAATTACGTTCTCAGAACAAATCGCCGGCGCCGCGGAAATTCCGCTTGTCAAACTTTTCGGAATGTCGCCCGCAGGATTCTCGACCGGAGACGCTGATCTAGCTAATTACTACGATACGGTCTCACGCTTGCAAGAGGATAAGTTACGCGAACCGATTAGCCGTATCGCGTCGCTAATTCTCACCAGCTCAGGCCGCGAAGTCTCCGATATCGATTTTGACTTCGTGCCGCTTAAACAAGAAACAACGAGCGAACGTATTACGAACGCTCAGAACGCTGTTAATACGATTCTCAGCGTCCAAGCAGCAGGGCTAATTTCTGACAAACGAGCGCTCGAAGAAATTGCCGCGTTAAGCGAAAAAACGGGTATTTTCTCAACGGTTACGCCGCAGGATATCGAGGCGCTTAATGAAGTAGAACCACCGCCAATTCCGGACGAAACAGGACAATACGTTAACGCTGGCCTGCCTAACATCGGTAAGGCCGTTGACCCTAACGAAAAGCCGAATTTCGGAGCGTTTAACTTAAATTAAATGGCAACGTTTAACCACGAAAAAACGTATCGAGCGCGTGTGTGGCGTTATTATCGTCAAGTCGCTCGTAACATTCAGGCGATTATTAACATGAACCTGAACGCGGACGGTACGATTAAAGACTACGGATTACTTCAATCACAGCTCGATAACTACGCTAATGCGTTACCAGCGCCGACTACTGCTCTGTGGTCAAAGATCATTAGCAATAATGCGGTTTTACTTGCGCGTGATTTTAAGAAATCGGCGGGTCTACGTATTGATACGCAGTCGCCGCAGATGGTCGCGTTAGTCAATAAGCTCGTACAGGAAAAAGTAGACCTCATTAAGACGTTACCGAACAACGCCGCGTTAGAAGCTCAGAAACTCAGCGCTCAGATCGCGCTAGAGACTGGCGCACGTCACGAAACGTTAGTCGCGAAAATTCAAGGCATGACGCCCGGATATCCCGAGTACGCCGCTAGACGTATCGCACGTACTGAAGTAGCTCGTACTCAATCGACGCTCGTACAGGTTCAGGCGCAGAGCGTAGGTATCGATCAATACGTATGGCACACAGTCGAAGATGAATCTGTACGCGCTTCTCATCAGGCGATGGACGGTAAAGTTTGTTCGTTTTCTAATCCCCCTGAAGTTGAACCGGGGAAATACTATAATCCAGGAGGGGTATTTAATTGTCGTTGTTTTGCTGTACCCCTCCTTCCTAATAACGTTTAGGAGTCTAAATGTATGACTTGAGCTATCCAATTTCACCGAATAAAGCCCTTACAAAAGAGGGCTTTTTAATTTGTCGTAATGCCGTCATCGCATCTATCGGCGCACGTGAATACGCCCTTTCTGAAACCAACGAGGTTAAGCCGAATGCCGAAGGGAAAGTGTTCATTATGCGTCCTAGCGATGTGCTGTTCTCAGATGACACTATCAATTCATTAGAAGGAAAGCCCGTAACTCTCGGACATCCTCCAGTCGATAGCGTGACAGGTGATAACTGGAAACAGTACGCAGTTGGCAGTATTTCGCACGTTCGTAAAGGCGAAGGACTGACAGCAGGGTGTCTCGTAGCTGATCTAATGATTTTTGAACCTAAAGCGATAGAGGCAGTTTTTAACGGTGTCGCTAAGGAGTTGTCATGCGGCTTTAAATCGAACGTTATCGATCAAGGCGGTGGAATCGGCATCGAAACAAACTTCATAGGCAATCACGTTGCTTTAGTGCCTCAAGGAAAAGGCGGAGCGACGTGCTCTCTAAAAGATTCTGTAATTACTAAAGAGGATACAGACATGGCATTTTTCAAGAAAGACGCAGCACCTGCTGACGTTAACTCTCAAATTCTCCAACAGCTCCAAGCCATGAGCGAACGATTAGCCGCGCTCGAAAAATCTGCGCAAGCTCAATCTCCGGCGCCGGCTACTAACGCTGACGAAGCTAAACAGCCTGAGCCTAACGCCGCTCAGACACCCGCACCGGATAACAAGGCCGCAGACACTCCGGCGCCGACACCTGACGATAAAAAAGCAGATGACGATATGCCGCCAGCCGCTCCT